AGACTCCGAGTACGACTCATTGAGCCAGCGGTCCAATAGGGAATCTGAGAGTAGGTCTGTACTGTAAACGCCAGTTAGGTCTCTGACGTAGGTTCTAAGTTCTGCAAGGGTCATCTGTCCACCTTCCTACTATGAATACAGGGTGGGGCGGGGTGCCCCAGAAAAGGCGAGGACCCGCCTTCCCCGAAGGGAAGAGCGGGCCTCAACCTGGCTAACCGAGTAGATTAGGCTACGCGGATGAGCTTACCGTGTGCACGGCGCTCCGATGTACCAACTGAGAGAGTTGATGCGATCGGGACAACCTCGTCCAGGGTGCCCTGGATGCGGTCTGCTGGGTATGTCTTCATGAACTCGCCAGCAAGGTACGCGAAGCGTAGAGCTGGAGCGTGGATGAAGTATGCTTCTGCTACTGGAGCATCTGGATCGAGACGAACAGTGATTCCGTCGAAGGAGATCTCGCGGAAACGAGTTTCTGCCTTGTTGACGTTAGCGAAGTCGTAACGGCCCTTGTCCTGTAGGTAAGCTTCGAACTCTTCGTAGACGTCGAACCCAGCAATGATGTGGGTTGGGCGCTTACGTGAAGCTGCGTAGATTGAGTTGACTACTGAACGGAAAGCCGTCAAGATGTCAACAGTTGCCTTAGACTTAGTCTGAACGGTTGAGCGCCAGAAGTCCTTGATGTCAGAGCAAACTACAGAACCAGTTGTTGAAGTTGTTCCAACAGTTGCTGATGTTGCAGTTGTGTAGCTGATTGTTGTAGCGGTCACAGCTGTTAGTACGAAAGTACCAGCAACAGCAGGGATTACGCCAGTTACAGTGACAGTGTCACCTACGATGTAGTCGTTTGCACCGATTGTAAGAGTAGCAGTTGTACCTGCACGCTCGTAGTCGGTTACGGCTTCAGTTGATACACCACCGCGGATACCACCAACAGTACGGGCTGAAGATGTAGTAATCTTGTCCGTAGATGCGATGAGTTCGCGAAGTGAAAGGATGTCACCAGCTGAGCTAGATGCTGACCAGAGCTCAGCGACAATGAAGTCCTGGTGATCTGCGGTAGCGCCCTTGACGTATTCCTCAACGAGGTTTACGACCTGCTCTGGGCCAGTGTTCTGAAGGATGTCAGAGTGCTTGACGCGGAACGGAGTCAAGACGGTCTTTGACCAGTCGTAAACAGCAGCACCGATGGTGTCTGCAGATACGGCAGTCGAGTATCCGCCTGAGCCTGTAGCCGAGTCGTAGGCTGTTGCGCCGAGGTTAGCCGCACGAAGTGGGATAACAAGGCCGCGGCCTGTCTGTGACTTCGACTCTTGCTTGAAGAGTTCGAGAGTCGGGTGTGTTAGAAGAACGTTATCAGCTAGGACCTTCTCATACTTTTGTAGAGTGGTCGCGAACAGCTGAGTGAACGCTGCGTTTCCTAGTGCCATTAGGGTTCACCTTTCTAGTGAGAGTAGTTGGCTTGAGAGATTGCTAGAACTCGATTTCCTTCATCGTTGATTGGATGAGGGAACGCAAGTCCTTTGGATTGTCTACCGAAGTAACGCCGCTTGCGCCTGCGCCTCTACGGGAAACTACCCGTGTAGCCTCTTTCTTAGACCGCAACGGTTGGCTACGCTTTGCGGCTGCACGCTGTTCCTTGTTCTGCTCATAAATCATAGCAGCGTAGGCTTTGCGAAGATCGAGAATGCTGTTGTCTTTAGCGTAACGTAGGACGTTAGCTTTGAACTCGGCACGGTCTCTGGTTGTAGGAAGATCCAGCTCCTCTTCGGCAATGATCTCGGTGATCTGTTGCTCGAAGGCGGCCATAGCTTCTTGAATACGAGCTTCGGTTGAAGCAGCTTCCGCGTCAGAGACGCGCTTCGCTTCAGCCTGCTCACGAGCCGCAACCTCACGACGGAGTCGTTCGATTTCGGTATCGGTTGACCACTCGCGCTTTGTTGTATCATCAATACCGAAGTACTGAAGAGCCTCTGCTGTAAGAAGGTCGTTTGCTGCTGCTTCCTTGATCAACAGGCCAAGCATGTAGCTAGGATTATCTGTTGAGCTCAGGAGGCTTGTGAGTACCGTTACTGGGCTAGATTCCCAGGCTTCGTCCAAAGACGAAAGCTGTTGAATCGCACCCTGATAGTCTGCTATCTCGGTCTCGAATGCTTCGCGCTCATCTTTCAAGGCCTGCATAGACCGTGTGAAGTGCGCTTGGCGTTGGTATCCAGCTTTGAGTTCATCGAATGTTACTTCGAGCTCTTCACCATCAACCACGACGACGTAGGTATCATCCTCATCGTCTGCAGTGTCTTCGTCACCTTCATCTTCTTCGATGTCGTCGTCCTCATAGTCCTCGTCTTCAGACTCGAGATCATCGGACTCATCATCCTCTAGATCTACTTCGTCTTCAAGCTCTAGGTCTACCAGGTCTTCGTCTTCAGCTACCTCTAGATTGTCGACGTCTGTCGGTTCTAGTTCGTTGATAGCCTCGTTGATGATGTCTGTTAGGTTTACATCTGACATTGCTTTTCCTGCTTTCTCTCGAGTGACTCTCAGGTGGTTGTCCCAATGGCGCGGGGTCCAGCGTTGAATCTTGTTCGGTTATGAGGGGCAGGTTACCCCTCTATCATGTACACATTGCGGGGTTTGAAGTTGCCCGCATTATGGACACTAGTCTTCGTAGTCCTCGTCGGACTCATGCTCCTCATCGGCGCAATCTTCACAAGGTGCTCCACAGCATGGACACTTGCATCCGCTGTGATCCTTGGAATCATAGTCTTCTTCCTCATCCTTGCCTTTACCGCCTTTAGGGCCGCCTAGCACGATCATAAGGTCGAGGGCTTTCTTCTTGTCGTTCTTATCCATTGTCGTCACCTTTCTAGAGTGCCAGTCCGCCTGCGGTTGCTCCAGGAACGCCTGGGCCTCCGAAGGATTCCATTACGGCTTCTGCTGGTGCAGGCTGTGCGCCTTGCTGTGCAGCGAGAAGTTCATCAAGAGACGGCTGTGGTGCCGCCTGTTCTGGTGCTAGTTCCTCTGGAGCTACCTCTTCTGGGGCTGGCTCTTGAGGGACCATCAAGTAGTTAGGGTCGTAGCCCATGTCGCGTAGTGCCATACGGATAGCGTTGGTCACGTCGTAGCCAAGCTGAGACAGGGTAGGTACAACTGTCTGCAGGGTTTGGATACCGCGTTGAGCACGGGTGGCTGGGTTGAGGGCGCGTGTTGATCCACCTTCTACGCCAACCTTGAACTCACCGTAGATGTCTGATGCTGATACTCGAAGCCACATAGCTCCACCAGCACCAGCAATACGGATCGCACGGTTTTCGTCGAGGAACTCCTGGCATAGAAGAATGATACGCTGACCGATACCAGAGATACCGCCTTCTACTGCAGCAAGCTTATCCTGCGCACGAAGTGTAGCTACACCGTCTACCACGGCTGCAGCAGTCGCCGACATACGGTCGGCTCCTACTCCGCCTGCCTGGAAGTCGTTGATGCCTAGAACCTTGGTCATTGCATCCTGAAGCTTCTCATCCATAGCGTAAGCATCTGAAGGTGTGGCCGCACGCGCTAGCGGGCGGATCACATCATCCAGGCTTGCCGACTCAGGAATGTCCATGACGATAACCTGGTCAGGGACTGGGGATTCCAGCTGCTTCTTGAGTTCTGGTGTTACGTGGCGCTTACGCACTGCGTACTTGTTACCAGAGCGCTTGAGATCGTCGATCTGTGCGCGAGTAACTTCACCAAGCATAAGCTGAATGCCTGCGATGTTCTCGAGGTCACCGAATGCCCAGCACTGCATACCGCCGTCGTTGTAGTTACGGAAGTGTACGAATGGTGGATAACGGTGCTGGTAAGGGATAGGACCTTCGTAGAGTGGCTCTGATCCATCAATCTGGAATACTGTTAGCTCACGTGTAGTCATGTCATAGAACTCGTAGACTACGGCGTAGCTTAGTACCTCTGGCAGTGTTGTCTGACCATTGAGGTATGTTGATACGAGCTGATCTGATGCGATAGCTGCATCTACAGAGATTGGAGCATCTTCACCGAAACGCTCGTAAAGTTCATCTAGCGGTAGACGTAGTCGCTGACATACCCAACGTGCTGTCTCAACACGACGTGCATCCTTCGGCATGAAGATGTCGTAAGGTGAAACGTACTCAACGAAAGGATCATCTGCTTCTACGCGCTCGTATGTAAACTGAGCCTTGTTGTCTTTACGTAGATCGCTCATTTCTGGAGCAAAGCCATCGGCTGTAGCTTCTGCCTGCTCTACTGCGATCATAGCTTCGTCCATGAGCATCTCTGGCTCTTCGGTGTATTCGTTAGCTACGTACTCCCAGCCAACCTTGACGAATCCGTTACCGAGCTTGAGCATGTCTTCTGTTGCTGCCTTGACGTCATCTGTTGCATTAGTACGCTTCCAGAAGTACGAAAGTACAGCTTGTGCAAATGTTGCGTTATCTTCTGTCAGCTCATCCTGTCCTCCAACAGGTGTTACGATCATCTGAGGATCGCGAGAGACAATAGACGTCGCCATCAAAGAAATGTGAGGCAAGGTCATGTTGATTGTCTTGAGAAGGTTACCAGGGATTGGCGTAGGTGTAAGATCAGCAAAGTCGCGAGCATTTAGGTCGCGGCGTAGGCCTGTACGATAGAGGCCTTCAAGAATCTTCCAGTGTTGGTGTAGCGGATCCATACGGCGAACCGCATCGCGCATCAACATCTGCTTGTCGTTTAGCGTGAACTTCTTCATCTATGCTCCTGGTTGTGGGTTGTGGGTTGTGTTATTCATAGCCGCCACCTAGGATTATGCTATCCCAGGCCTCGACTTGAGCCATTTCTGCCTCTGCGATGGTTCGAGCGCGGATCTCGCGCATGCGCGTTAGATCTACACGAACAGTACCGCTATCATCGTGTTGTACTGGGGCGGAGATGTCAAGGTTCTCGGCTACTACCCATAGGGCAATCGCGAGGGACATCACTAAGTCGTCGTGGCACCCGTAGTCGGCTGCGTATTTTACACCGCCACCAGGCAGCTCTTGCCTTACAAACTGGTGGAGTTCCTCGAGTAGTAATGGGTGTATGCCGCGCAGAGAGGGCTTGTCACCATTTGCAGTAGCAAGATACTCTGCTAGCTTGTCCACGACCATACGGCGTCTGTCTGCCGACATTGGGAATGAGAACAGGCGGTCCGATCTCTGGACCCCTCGGCGCCCAGTAGGGCGGAAAATGTACGGGTTTTCGTACCCGAGGTTTCTATGTAGCTCGTTGATAGGTAGCTGTCCTTGCCCACCCTGATCTTCCACAGCCAGCAATGCTGGTCTACCCTGGCCTGTGTAGAAGCGTCCAAATAGATCAATGTGTGCTGCCCACTCAACAGGCTCCACCGTATTGGCTCGATAGAATCCAACGATGCGTGGAACGCCGTCTTCGTCAATGCTCAAGACATGCGCTGTAGAGTAGTCGCCGCCACGCCCTTGGGCGGGGTCGGCACCGATGTAGTAGGCAAAGGTAGGATCTGGGAAGAAATCCGATACCCAGAAGTGACCGTCCTCGTCTTCTTCGAAGCCGATTCCGTTCTCGTCCTGGACCAGGGTGCCCCTGACGAAGGTGTCTGGGATGTCGTGGGGGAGATTTACGAAGCGTGGGTTACCTGATTCACGGAAAGCTTCGATGTCATCTGACGGGTATTCTGAGTAGAACTCCCATGGGTTGGCTGCGAACTCTCGCTTCTTGGCCTCGTATTCTTTTTCTGTGATGAGGCGTGAAGCTGACCATGGCTGGAAGAGTGAGACGAACTGATTCTGCTTAGCCTTAGCTCCCTTGTAGATCTTTGCGAACTCGTTGTATGCACCACGGGCGGTAGAGATAATGATCAATCTACCACCAGCGTCAGTTGTAGGCATGATGGTACGATACGTGTTGGTGGGATCTGGCATAAGCGCGAACTCATCGAGGATAACCATCGTTGCAGTTTCACCAGCACCAGCTGTCTCTGTACCTGCGAATGACTTTACTTGACACTTCATGCCGTCAGCAAACTCGAACTCTAGCTTGTACTCAGCGGCCTTCTGCAAGGAAGGTCCGCGTTCTTTCATCCAGTCTGGCAAGAACTGATACATGAACTTTACCATGCCAAGGTTCTTGTTAGCCGAGTCCTGATTCTTCGATACCAGGAGCAGGTTGGATCCAGGTTGGAACAGGCAGTGCCAGAGGATGTCGGCCATGGCAAGGGTGGTGAAACCGAGCTGACGGGCCTTTACGATGACCGTAAAACGATTGTCATTCCATGTGTCGAGGGCCTCGCTCTGATAATCAAAGAGCTCAAACTTGGTACGACCGCGCTGATCCCACTTAGGCTGTACCTGGATGTAGACGTAGTTCTTGATGAAGTACCGCTTATCTGCAGCACATCTACGCCACTCAAGCTCCACCCAGAGCTTTTGCATCTTTCGGGCGCGCTTGACCTCAGCTGTCTTGTTCAGGGAAGTCATCATCGTACCCATCTTCGTAATCGAAAGAATGTTTCTTATCGTGGTAATCCATCACTATTGTTTCTGTGGCGTGAACCAGAAGGTCCAGGGTATCCTCGATCTCGTGCCCAGGTGGGCGGAGAACGCTGAAACCCACACGACCATCTGCAGAGATGAACTCGAATACGATTGCGGCCGAGCCAATGATGGCGTCGTCGCCGATGATCCTCTTGGCCTTATGATGAATGAACTTAGTGAAGGCCTCATCATCGAACATGGCTTTACTCTCCGTCATCTTCTGAAGGGCTTTCGCCAGCTGGTCCGTTGTTATGTCGAGATACTGTGTAACCTTGCGACCGCAAATAATCCACAAGATAGTCTTCTCCAACCACCAGGGCAGTCTCCACGAGAAGTTCAGAAAGGTCAACACCAGCAAGATCCGACGTGCGTGCAGCCGCTTCTTCAGCGACGAAGTCTTTTCCGTAAGTCTTGAAGTAAAGGTCGAGATACTTTGGATCACCAGTCATCGCCCCCTTTACTAGAGCAGACTTGATCTGCAGGTATTCTTCATCTGGATTATCTGGGTTGGAGGCCTCTTCGAGGTCCTCCTCTAGGATAGCAGGTGTCCCGTCAACCGAGACAGCCTGGATACCCTTCTTACCTTTGGTGCCCTGCTTCTTCTCCAAGAGGGCTTTGAAGAGTGGATCGTTCTGCCATCTACGGATGGTGCGATCTGATAGCTTATTGGCAATCGCGTACTCCGCCTTGTTGCGGGGGAGGTTCAGGCGATCGCGCTGGGAGTCGTCGAGGATGAGCCAGTTAGCATAGGCTTCCCACTGGGGGCTTATTGCACTCATTCGACCTCCTCGAAAGTTAGGAGAGGGTGGAATCCTGCCATCCAAGAGCTTGGGGTCTGCTCACCAGCGGAGGAGGGTTGGGAAGTCTTTGCGCATCTTTTGATTGGGTCCGCCCACCACTACCGATGGGGCAACCCTTGAAGGCGCTTGTACTTCATTAGATGGTCTCCTTTCAGAAACCACCCTCTCACCATTAGTCAACCTTGGGGTGTGGACACACGCGAATGTTGGACAAGATACGCTCGCTTTGCTCGCGGCATTCTGATCTATGCCTATGGTGCTGCTAGTCTCCCAGTGGGCATACGTCTGCTACCACCGTAAGAGCACCTGGGCTGCGGCGCCCCTTAGGGGGCGTCCGCGGCCGCGCCTAGCTCTTACTGTCCTCCCATCTACCCCGCAATCCTGCCACTTGGTGGGACTTTCAGTAAGAAAACCCCTGTGACTTGCATCACATAGGATACGGACAAGCGGACCAGGTAATGTCCGCGGAAACCAGGCCCCTGTCCTAGCCAGGATGTCCGCTCCCAGGGCCCCTGATCTGCCTGGAAACAGGCCTGGGTGGGCCTTTCCTTGTCCAGGATACGGGGGTACGGGTTTCAGGATAGGCCTGGTATGCCTGGACAAGAGGGCATTCTGATCAGCCTGGGTGGGGATCGGACACCGAAAATGGTGATAAAATGGCTGGTAGGTAGTACATACATACGACCCACCCGCACGGGGGAACCCCCCAGGGCCCCCTGGGCAGGGCAAAGCCAGGCCATTGTCCTGGTCCAGGTCCCAGACGCCTGCATCCCCTGTTGTTCCTGTGTTGTTCCAGA